GCCGGTACGGTGAGGACAGCCCGGCGTTTCATGTGCGCGTCTTGGGCAACTTTCCGCCGTCTGAGGAGGACACGGTGATCCCGGTCGCGTTGGTTGAGCACGCGTTTAACAACGAGGTGAAGGTGCACGAGGACACGGCGGGCGTCTGGGGCTTGGACGTGGCGCGTCAGGGGGATGACAGCAGCGTCCTGTGTAAGCGCCAGGGGCCGGTGGTGCACCCGCTGACTGTGTGGCGCAACTTGGACCTGATGCAGCTGTCAGGCGCTGTGAAGGCGGAATACGATGCGGCGCCCCCGTCCAAGCGCCCCGTCGAGATTATCGTCGACAGCAACGGCTTTGGCGCCGGGGTGTTGGATAGGTTGAGGGAGCTGGGATTGCCGGCGCGTGGCTTGAACGTGTCTGAGCGCGCGATGGCGAAGCAGACGTATTTAAACCTGCGCGCGGAGCTGTGGTTCAAGTGCAAGGCGTGGCTCGAGAATATGGATGTGTCGCTGCCCAAGGATGACGCGCTGTATTCGGAGCTGGTGGCGCCGCGTTATATGTTCACGTCGTCTGGCAAGATCCAGGTTGAGAGCAAGGACAGCATGAAAAAGCGCGGCGTGCGATCTCCCGACCGCGCCGACGCGCTTTGCTTAGCTTTGGCCAATGACCACACGACGATGGCTTACGGGACGTCGGCCAGCGGCGCGTGGGGTAAGCCGCTGAAGCGTGGTATTCGCGGGGTGGTTTAGCGCGTCAGAGGGGCGCCCTGCCGGAGCCAGTCTGTTTGATTGCACCACCCGCAGCTTTTCACCTTGCCCTCCTTTATGGTCCTGCGTCGGATGGTGACGTAGTGGCCGCAGTCGCAGCGGCACACGAGCTTGACACCGCGCCTATGCGTTGCGTTTGTCCCGCTCCAAGAGTGTTCGCCGTGGTTCTTTGCCAGTCCAATCACCTTCAACCGGCCGTGTTTTTCGGTGAACATTTTTATTAACTCTTTTCGGCCGGCTGGGTTTCTTGCGATGGCCCCGATCCGCTTCTGATCCGTTTCGATTGGCGGAATTTCCGTGTATGCCTGTGTCAGCTTTCTCGCAGGATCGTAATGCACGGCCTCCCCAAAGACGACACGCGCGGCCAAGCCATTTATGGGCTTCATCTTCGGGTCGAGCTTGTCCGACATTACCTTAGCCCCTCCCGCTCGACCTGATCGACGAGCATCTGGCCATTCTCGACCCACTGCTCGAGCGTGAGGTCTTTGAGGCGTGGGTGGTCGACGTCGAGAAATGCGACGACTTGGTCTTTAATCCTGCCGGTGGCCATGTAGTGGAGTGTCAGGTTTGTGCCTGGCTCCTTGAGGTATACGAAACGCCACGCCACTTTCATGTATGCCGGCGCCGACTTTGGCGGGTTTTCGTTCTTGACCCTCATCATTTCGAGGTTTGGGCACCCGATTGCGTCGAGTATGAGGTCGCGCGTCAGGCGCTTTGGCTTGGGCATGTATTTCGCCTTTGCGGTCTCCCACTCGTGTAGACTTACGCTCAACTCCCGCGCCTCGCGCGCAAACGGCGTCTCTGACGGCGATATCGTGTTGATGACGTTTGACAAGTCTCTGCGCGTCTGGCGCTCTTGCTCGATCCGCGCCGCGACGTTTCGCTTGGCGTCCTGCACCTCCGCGTAGTTGAGCTCCTGCGCCAGCCCTTTGGCGAGCTCAAGCGCCTCCGCCGACTTCTGCTCGGTGTTGGCGGTGATTGCGAGGTACAGGCCCAGCTCGACGGCTTCCTGCGTGTTTTGTGGTGTGTTGTTGTGCATTACGTTTCTCCTTTTACACTCGGATTTTTTTCAAGTTGAGTGGGGAGCCGGGGCTCCCCGTGTTGCGTTAAACTTTTGCCAGCATGGCTTTGGCGCCACGCTCTGCGGTTTTAGCGTTAGCGTAGCTGCGGGCGGCTGGGTAGTTGCACACGCGGCCGTGCTGGCTGCCATCGTCGGCAACAATCATCACATAGAACGAGCTGCCGTTTGGCGTGATTTTGGCGGTGTAGCTGCCTTTTGTGATTGTTTGGCCGATTGGGCGGCGCACAGTTTCTTCCCGGAATGTGCCGTCACCCATGTAGATCGCTCTTGTTTTTACTTGGTATTCCATGTCCGTGTTCCCTTTGTTTGTGTCTATATCAGTTAACCTAATGTTAACATCTACAGACTACAACCCCTAAAATGCAAAAAACTGGCCTCCGGCAAACTTTTTTGTTATCCTGCGCCTGTTAGCGGCTACCCTCCCACCCAGCCGTTGAGCTTTCTGGCTCCCCCGCGCGCTTGGTTCTTCCCCCAGGTGCGCGGGGTTACACTGAAGGCGGGTTTGGTGTATTATTGTGGGAAGAGGGCTTAAATAAGCGCATGTGCGCAAATAACATCGGGGGCATCACATGCCGGGCAGTGACTTTAGAAACTTAATGGCGCAGAGCGAGAGCAGCGGCAACTACGGCATCCTGACCGACGCCGGCGGCGGCGACATGGTTGCAGGCGCGTACCAGTTCGGCGACCCACGCCTAAAAGATTTCATGGATGACACGGGCGAGAAGTTCACCCGCGAAGACTTCCTCGCCAGCCCGGAGCTACAAGAGCGCGTCATGAACTGGCACGAGCAGGACGTCGTGGACTACGCCATGGAGAATGGCTTGGACCGCTTCTTCGGCCAGGAGATAAAAGGCGTGCCGGTGGATATGTCGGCAGTCGTCGGCATGGCCCACCTCGGCGGCCGTAAGGGGATGCGCGACTTCCTCGAGAGCGGCGGAGAGTTGGACAAGAAGGACAAGTTCGGCACGTTTATTTCGGATTACGGCAGGAAGTTTTCCGGGCAGAGCATGTACAGCGAGACGCCGCCCCGTCCGCGGATGCGTCCGCAGGGCTTGCTCCCGCCAGAGACGTCACCGCGGCCAATGATGAGACCGAAAGGTTTACTCGGCTAATGGCAGGCTACGAGCAATACGTCCCGCCGGGTCTACGCGGCCCACTCCGCGACCTGTTCGGCATGGCCCGCGTGACGGGAGAGGGCGGCGCCGGCATACTTCGCGCAGTCCAGCAAGATCCGCTGGCAGTCAATAAGGCAATCGGCGAGAGCATGATCGGCGGCATCCAGTCTATGGCCACCGACCCAGTCGGCACCGTGCGGGGCGTCGTCAGCGACACCGCCGGCACCGTGCAGCGCGCGCTGACGAATACGGCGGCGGACTACCTGCCGGAAGGCGTGACGCTTCAAAGCGCGACGACCGATCAGCTGAAGATGGCCAACGACGCGCGCTACGCTGACCTTGCGTCAACCGCTGCGATGGCGATACCCGGCACTAAGGCGTTGAAAGCAGGAGCAAAAGCGGCAGCGTCTTCTCTGGGAGGAAGGTCTCTGGGAAATCAAGCTGCGTCTGCGTACATGATCGGGCAGAAGCTCCAAGATGTCGAAGGCTACAAAGGCGCCACTGGTAAGCCTAGTAAGGTTAAAATGCCTTCTGGCGAAAGCTACGACGCGCGCCCGGTGAGCCAGATCGAAGAAGCTGCAAAGTCATACATGAAATCTCAGAACATGGATGTTTCTGGCTTTTCTGAGTACCCCGCCTTCAGTGAGCAGCGCGCAAGGTTGATCGCTGCTGCTTACGATATGATGGAGCACAACCCTACGGGGGCTGACGTTAAGCGCGCGTATGAAGCCATGATCGACGAGACTATGGGCCAATATAAGGCACTTAAAGACGCTGGAGTTGAGTTTAAGTTTCTGAAGGAAGGCATGGAAGATCCTTACGCGGCATCACCGGCCATGGGTTATCAGGACATTATTGAGAACGGCAAGCTGTGGGTTTTCCCCACTGACTTCGGGTTCGGAACAAACACATCCTTCGATGCGGCTGAAAACCCCTTGCTCAAAAGCGTCGGCAAGGTCGGAGATAAAAGCGACGCCGTGGCTAACGACGCGTTCAGAGCTGTGCATGATGCTTTCGGGCATTTTGGCTCCGGCAATCCGTTCTTTAGGCGTCAGGGAGAGGAGCGTGCTTTTCTGGAGCACTCCCGGATGTATTCGCCTGACGCCATAGGCGCCATGACGTCTGAGACTAGAGGCCAGAACAGCTGGCTCAACTCTGGTCCGTTTGGTATGTCTAACAGAACCGCGAACACCTCTGACACTGTCTTTGCCGATCAAAAGTCTGGACTTATGCCATCTTGGACTAGCGAACCGGCCGGAATGCCAGATCCAGATGAAACAAGGTCGCTTCTTAGGTACATAGAGAACCAAAAATGGCAAAAATAGCGGGTGGCTTGGGTCACAGGCCGACAGCGAAACTGGCAGACCTAGAGGACGAGTTGGAGCGTAAGGCGCAACAAGATGCGCGCGAGTTTGAGAAGGCGAAAAAAGATGGACTATGAGACAAACGAAATGGCCTCCGAGCTCGAGGCTGAACTGAACCCGGACGTAATGGACGATCAGGAGCTGCAAGGCATCGTCGGCAACGAGATCGACGACGCCATAGACTTCATCGACAACTGGGTCTCCCCGGTCCGCGCCACGGCGACGCAATACTACCGGGGCGAGCCGTTTGGCGACGAGGAAGAGGGCCGCAGCCAAGTGGTCAGCATGGACGTGCGGGACACCGTGCAGGCGATCATGCCGTCCCTGATGCGTATCTTCAACGGGTCCGACCGCACCGTCGAATACGTCCCGCAGAACGCGGAGGATGTGCCGGCGGCGAAGCAGGCCACAGAGTACGCCAACTTCATCATCAATCGCGACAACCGCGGCTTCCTGGAGATGCACAGCGCATTCATGGACGCCCTAGTGCGCAAGGTCGGCATTCTCAAGTGCTACTGGGAAGACAAGACCGAGTTTGACACAATCGAATACACCGGCGTCGATGACACCGCGCTGGCTGCGCTTATGGCTGACCCAGCCGCCGAGGTTGACATTACCGTGAGCACGCCGGTCGGCGAGCCGCAGATCGACCCTACGACCGGCCAGATCATCATGCCGCCCATGTCACACGACCTGCGCGTCACCTACACCCGCCCAGACGGACGCGTGAAGGTGGAGGCTCTGCCGCCGGAGGAGTTCCTGATTTCGCGCGAGGCTAAATCCGTCGAGGAAGCCGACTACGTTGCGCACCGCCGCATCGTGACCGTGTCCGAGCTTGTAGCTATGGGCTACGACTACGACGAGGTCTACAACCTGTCATCGACCCACGACGACATGGACACCAACGTCGAGCGCAACACGCGCAACCCGGCGCTGTCCAACGACATGAACTCGCGCCAAGATCCGGCCATGCGCAAGGTGCTTTACGTTGAGAACTACATCCGCGTGGATTACGACGGCGACGGCATTGCCGAGCTGCGCAAGATCTGCACTGGCGGAGATGGCAACGTCATTCTCAACAACGAGCCGTGCGACATGGCGCCCTTCGCCACACTATGCCCCGATCCAGAGCCGCACGACTTTTTCGGCATGAGCGTCGCCGACACAGTGATGGACATCCAGCGCATCAAGTCAGTCGTCATGCGCAACTCCTTGGACAGTCTAAGTCTCAGTATTCACCCGCGCGTCGCGGTCGTCGAAGGCATGGTGAACATGGATGACGCCATGAACACAGAAATGGGTTCAATCGTCCGCCAGCGCGCTCCGGGCTCGATCCAGCAGCTCACCGTGCCGTTTGTCGGCCAGCAGGCATTCCCGGTTCTGAACTACATGGACGAGGTCAAGGAGGCCCGCACAGGCATCTCCAAGGCGTCTATGGGCTTAGACGCCGGCGCCCTACAGTCTAGCACTGCAACGGCCGTGGCAGCCACTGTGAGCGCCGCACAGCAGCACATCGAGATGATTGCCAGGGTATTCGCTGAGACGGGCGTTAAGCGCCTGTACGAGCTTGTCTTGCACAACATCACGACGCACCAAGACAAGGCGCGCATGATCCGCCTGAATAACGATTTCGTCGAAATGGACCCGAGGGTCTGGAACGCGAATATGGATGTCTCTGTCAACGTAGCTCTCGGCCGCGGTACTGACACCGAGCGGATGATGATGCTGCGCCAGATCGGCGAGATGCAGAAGGAAGCCATGTCGACGATGGGCCCGCAGAACCCGCTGACCGACATCTCCAAGCTGAGCAACACGCTCAAGGAGATGACGTCGCTGGCCGGCTTCAAGGACACGTCGCAGTTCTGGAGTGATCCTGCGAAGTTCCAGCCGCCACCATCAGACAACAAGCCAGACATCAACGAGCAGCTGATCCAGGTGCAGATCCAGCAGATACAGGCGGACATGCAGAAGAAGGCGGCAGACCTTCAGCTGAAGCGCGAGCAGATGATGATGGAAGACGACCGCAAGCGCGACGAGCTCGAGGCCGACATCCGCGTCAAGGCGGAGGAGCTGAAGGCGAAGTACGGCACGCAGCTTGACGTCGCCCAGATCCGGGCCGACATGGCGATCAACCGCGAAGTGATGAAGGCGCAGGCCGACATAATCACGGAGGCGACGCGTGAAGACTAAGCAGCAGATCATCACAGACGGCAAGCAGGCGGAGCGCCTGCTCGCTGACACAGATTTGCTTCGGTTCCTTGAGGAAGCCGAGGCGGATTGCTGGACGCAGTTTAAGGCAACTGGCCCCAGTGACACCGACGGCCGAGAGGCTGTTTACATGAAGTTGCGCGGAATTGACATGGTTCGCCAGTCGCTGCGCAGCATGGTTGATAACGCTACTATTGAAATGAAGATGAAAAAGTAGCATAATAGAGGAAGAAAGAGATGTCAGACAACAGCACCCCGCAAGGGACTGACCTGTACAGCGCTCAGAATGCAATCAGAAGTATGCTCACGCCCCAAGAGGATAACGTGACGACGGACGATGCGCTTGAGGCAGAAGCCGCGCAAGTGGAAGAAGCCGAAATGCCGAATGGCCAAGAGGACGAGTATGAGGCGCAAGCTGATAACTCTGCCGTTGAGGGGTCTGAAAGCGATCTGGACGACGAAGGCGACGATGACGGTGACCAATATGGATCTCTTGATTTGTCCACGACCATTGAGGTTGATGGCGAAGAGATAACCCTTGAGGAGCTGCGCAGCGGACACCTACGGCAGAAGGACTACACGCGAAAAACTCAAGAGCTCGCCGAAAACCGAAAGGCTATGGAAGCGCAGTATCAGGAGATTGAGCGTGAGCGTGCTGAATATGCGCAACTACTGCCGGCAATGGCAGAGCGCATCCAACAGGCAGCGGAACAGGAGCCGGACTGGGACACTCTGTATGACACAGACCCCGTGATGGCAGCGAAGGCAGAACGCCAGTGGCGGAAGGAACAGGAGGCGCGCACCGCGCAACTTCAGGCCGTCCAAGCTGAGCAGCAAAGAATGCAGCAGATTGCAGCGCAGAAGCAACAGCAGATGCAGCAATCGTATTTGGAGCAGCAGCGTCATATCTTGCCTGACATCATACCCGAGTGGCGCGACAAGAAAGTTGCAGCCACGGAAGCAACCCAGATCCGGGACTTCCTACTTGGCGAAGGTTTCAGCGAGCAGGACGTTAGCGGGATGTCAAATGCAACGCTTGTGAAATTAGCGAGGAAAGCGATGTTGTATGATCGTGGAGAAACGCGGGCCAACGAGGTTAAAGCTAAGCCTAAGAAGTCGCGCGCCAAGACATTGAAATCGGGTTCCAGAGCGTCACAGCCTAAACGCACCTCAGCAGCACAGGAAGCGCAGAACCGCGCACGAAAAACTGGTCGCGTCAACGACGCCGCGGCCGCAATCAAAGCCTTGCTATAGGAGCATAAACTATGACTATCATTGCAAACACCTTTACGTCTTTTGACGCCAAGGGTATCCGAGAAGAATTAGCCAATGTTATCAGTAACATCGCGCCAGAAGAAACACCCTTCACATCCAACGTCGGTTCCGAAAATGTGTCTAACACATTTTTTGAGTGGCAATTGGATGATTTGTCGTCTGTTGACGTCTCGCCAGTAATAGACGGAGACGATGTTGCATCGTTCGACGCCACTACTGCCACAGTCCGCGTGGGTAACTACACGCAGATCCGTCGTCGCAGCATGATTATTGCTGACAACCTCGGCTTCCAAGACCTGGCTGGCCGCAACGATGAGGTTGCATATCAGCTCGCCAAGCGCGGCAAGGAGATCAAGCGCGACTTGGAAACAATCTACACAGGCAACACAGCCCGTTCCGCCGGTTCAGCTTCCGCTGGCCGCGTAACTGCTGGCTTGGGTGCGTGGGTTGCAACCAACGTCAACAAAGCTGGTGACGGCACCAACCCAACTGCGGCAGACGGATCCGACGCCCGTAACGACGGCACGCAGCGTGACTTCACTGAAGCCATGCTCAAAGACGTGATGCAGCAGGCGTACACATCCGGCGGCAACCCATCCATGCTGATGGTTGGCCCGTACAACAAGACAGTCGTGTCCGGCTTCGCTGGTATTGCGGCTCAGCGCTACCAAGCACCATCTGATGGCCCAACAACCATCATCGGTGCAGCTGACGTTTATCTGTCAGATTTTGGCGCCTTGACTGTTGTGCCTAACCGCTTCAGCCGTGAGCGTGACGCATGGTGCCTCGACACCGAGTACGCGTCAGTCGCAACTCTGCGTCCGATCCAAGCTGTGGATCTTGCAAAAACTGGCGACGCCGAGAAGAAAATGCTCATCTGCGAAACTGGTTTGAAAGTCTCCAACGAAAAGGCCCACGGCCTGATCGCTGACTTGAACGTATCGTAAATATGGTGGGGCGGCTTCGGTCGCCCCATTACTCTGGAGGGTAAGATGAAAAGACTTTTTAGCCGAGACGAGGCGACAGGGATTACGAAATATTGGCACGTCAAAAGCAATGGCGAATATGTCATTGAGACCGTGCAGGACAGCACAAAGATCATCGAAGCAAACAAGCGCTCGTATAACGACGTGTCGGGTAAATTCGGAGAACACGCCAAGGTGGCCTCCATCCCGCTTTCCGTGTATTATGAGCTGAAGAGGCAGGGGATCGCTGACGATCCCAAGGCGCTGCGCAAGTGGCTCAACCAGTCGGAAAATCAGGCGTTTCGCACGCGAGAAGGTACACTGTAATGGCGATCACAACGTATGACGAGCTCAAGGCATCTATTGCCAACTGGCTAAACAGAGACGACCTGACGGCGGTCATACCGGATTTTATTGCGTTGGCTGAGAGCAGCATCGACCGCGACTTGCGGCACTATAAGATGGTGCAGCGCGCCGACGCCACGCTCGATAGCCGTTATGTTCAAGTGCCGGACGACTGGGTGCAGACAATGCGCTTCACAATTACGTCTGGCAACACGTTTCGCATCGAGGCGACGTCAATCGACGACCTGGCCCAGCTGCGCCAGCAGAACAATAATCAGAGTGGCCGGCCGCGGCTTTACGCCAACGTGGGCCATGAGATTGAGGTGTTCCCGACGCCAGACACCGAGTATCAGATGCAGTTAATGTATTTTGGCAAGACCCCAGCGCTGAGCGCCACCAACTCATACAACTGGCTGTTGCAGGACGCGCCAGATGTTTATCTGTATGGCGCGCTTGTGCAGTCTGCTCCGTATCTGAACGATGACGTTCGGACGCAGGTGTGGGCGTCGCTCTACTCAAACGCAATACAGTCGCTGCAAAAGTCGTCCGACGAAACACGATCCGCCGGCTCTGGCCTCCGAATGCGGACGTCTGGCTATTAAATCAATATTGGTGTATGATTGCGCCAGATATATCTAATCGGAGAAATCCATGTCTTTAACTAACGCTTTTGAGACAAGCACACTGCAATATCTGTTGACCACAGATAGCGTTACCCGCCCGACCGCGTGGTACATTGGTTTGTTTACATCTGACCCAACTGACACTGGCTCTGCCGGCACTGAGGTGTCTGGCTTCAGCTACGCTCGCACCGCAGCCACGTTCACTGTGACTGGCGACACTGCAACAAACTCTTCGGCTGTTGAGTTTCCTGCGGCAAGCGGCGGAAACTGGGGAACGATTGGCTGGATCGGCATTATGGACGCATCGTCCGGCGGCAGCATGATTATTCATTCCGCGCTTGATGTCGCCAAAGCTATCAACGATGGCGATGTTTTCCGCATCCCAACAGGCGACCTTGACATTACGGCAAGCTAATGGGCTTGCGCTCAACATATGATACTGGCTTATTTGGCAGCGGTCTCTTTGGCGAGCCTGAGACAACGCAATTTGCGGCTAGTGCATCTGTTGGGATTTCGGCCACTGCATCCGCAGTTACAGTTGTTGACGCATCTGCATCGGCAGCGATTGCCTTATCGGTAACGCCGCCAACTGCTATCAGGGTTGTTGACGCATCGGCGTCTGTATCACTCGGCGGCATTGTTTCTGTCAGCGCAGTAACTTACGAAGTTATTCCCGG